TAATGAACCTATCAAATAATTTTACACTAGCAGAGCTAGTTAAATCTCAAACAGCGGTGCGTAAAAACATTAACAATGAACCGGGGACCGCGGAGATTAATAATCTTATTCACCTAGCGGAGTCCATCCTACAACCAGTGCGTGAGCATTTTGGTAAACCGGTTATGATATCTTCAGGCTATAGAAGCCCAGAGTTGTGCGAGGCTATCGGATCTTCGGCTAAGTCACAACATGCCAAGGGTGAGGCAGCAGACTTTGAGATACCAGGAGTTGACAACAAGAAACTCGCAGCGTGGATTACAAAAAATTGTGACTTTGATCAGTTAATACTAGAATTCTATGATGGTGTTGATCCCAATTCAGGATGGGTGCATTGTTCAGCGAAAAGAGAACCAGGAACAGGGCGCAAACAAATATTGCAAGCAAAGAAGATAGAAGGCCGAACAGCGTACGAACCGATAATTCTTTAGATCCAATCCTTAATATCTTCTCCCATGATTTCATTAGCTATGTCTATTTTATTCCTTAATGATTTAACAATCTTCTCATCTATAGTACCTTCTGAAATTAAATCCACGTAAGTAACACTGCCAGTCTGGCCGATACGGTGAGCTCTGTCTTCTGACTGTAGTCTTTTTTCTAAGTCGTATGAGTTAGAATAGTAAATTACGGTGTTAGCCGCTGTAAGGGTAATTCCATACCCCCCAGTTTGTGGGTTTCCAACGAAATAGCGTGTAGGGCCCTTAACGTCTTGAAACTGAGCAATGTGCTCCTGGCGAAGGGTAGCATCCACACCACCGTGATATTCGACTGTAGAGGCTTCTCCGTAAGCTTTTTTTAAAGATTCGACTATTTTTTTGATGTCTTCCCGGTAAGTTGCCCAGATTATGACCTTGCCCTCAGTTTCTTCTAGACAATCCATTAAAGATGTGAGTCTGTTATTTGCAAGGTGTGTAATCGTGCCATCGTCGGCCTTAAACGTGCCGCAAGTAACTTGGTGTAGTCTCATAAGCTGAGTCATGACGTTGACTGTTGACATAAGTTTGCCGTCTAACATAGCAAGAGCCATTTGTTTCATTTGTTCGTATACTTTTTTCTGTTCCGTAGTTAATTCTACAATACGTTTTGTAAATACTTTTTCTGGTAAATCTAAACAATCTTCTTTTAATACACGATAAGAAAATGATTCTAGTTTTTTAGCTAACTCATCAAGCTTACGGTAACTGCCTACAATCTGCACTCTACGTCCACCAAAATTTCTATCTAACATGTGTGCGTAACGGCTTCGATATGCATAGTAAGAGTCATACCCTAAATGAAAAGGGTCTAAAAATTTGCATTGACTAAACAAATCAAGTGGTGATTTGGTTACAGGAGAACCAGTTAAAATTCTACGATACGACGCGAGATCCCCTAATGTTAATATGTTTTTTGTTCTTTTAGCTGTCGGACTCTTGATTGTCGTTGATTCGTCAATTCCTAGTAGGGCTTTCCCTAAAAAGATGTTAAGGAATCTTTTTGCAAAGTCCAGACCTTTCGATGTAGAAAAAGCTTCTACGTTCATTATCAATATCTTAAGATTACCTTTGTCATCAAACAAAGTATCTAGCTCAGCTTGTTTTTTCTTTGTTTGTGTTGGTTCCCACAATACTTTTGTGTGGTCTACGTGGTCTGGCAAATGCACAGGAAACTCTATATCATGCCAGTTTTTGTACACGCCTTTAGGCGCCACGATTAATGCACCGCGGATCGCGCCTCTATCATACAGCATAGCTATATTATCAACGAGGACCTTGGATTTACCTGTACCCATTTCCATAAATAAAGCGTAGGTTTTCTGGGCCCACGACTTTTCTAAGGCCTCGAGTTGATGCTCGTAAGGCTTAGTTTTAAACTTATAATGTTTTATCATATATTCTTTCTTGACATTTATATAATCATGCTTACATTACATGTCAACTACAAAACGGAGAAAGTTATGGATGAACAAAAAACAGTAAATTCTTTATTAGGTATGTTGCAAAAACGCAACAATGATATTTTAAATTTAGAATTACAAATTGCTCAGTTGACAGACAAACTGAACGAAGCTACAAAGAAAGAAGAAAGTGATAATGATAAAACAGAGGAACAAGATATTTGAACTATACGATCGTAGAAGTTTAGTAGATTTTTTAGATTATAAAGAAGCTCAACCTAACGATCCTTTAGTTTACGTACTACAACACCCACCTAGGAATATGAATATTCTTGGAGCGGCAGAGTTTGGCAACTTGGTAATTTGTTTACCGGAGTTATCACAAATGATTTTTAGTTCTGGACCTTTTATTTTTAAAATGAAAAAGAACTTAAAAGATTTTACACCCAACGATTACATTTTGTGTACAGGTGATCCTGCAATTATAGGATTGTCTACAGCTATTGTCAGTGACATTACACACGGACAATTTAATTTATTGAAGTGGGACAAAAGAGAACAAACATATTATCCATTACGGATTGATATATACCAGAAAGGAGAAGTAGAGTGAGTACACTTACATTAGACGATTTAGAAGACGATCAACAAAATTTGATTGAAAGAACAGATATTCAAACACTAGCTGATTCTTGCAAAGAATTACAGGCATTTGAAAATGAAATAGCTGAGCTAGAGGAAAAAATTAAACACAAAAAAGAACAGGCAGACAAGATTTCTTCTGAGATAATACCTAACTTGCTAGCAGAGCAAGGGTTATCATCTTTGAAGCTCGCTGACGGTAGCGGTGTAGAGGTTAGAAAATCCTACAGTTGCACTGTAAAAAAAGACTCGGTCGAATCAGCGTATACATGGCTTCGTGAGAACGGACTAGGTGACCTTATTAAAAATGAGATTGCTGTACAGTTCGGGAAGGGCGAAGATAACAAGGCAGAGCAAATGCTTTTCCTTGCCGCCGAACAAGGTTATGAGCCTACCCAAAAACAAAAGGTAGAGCCTATGACTTTGAAGGCGCTTTACCGGGAGCGTATTGAGGCCGGCCTCGATATGCCCTCGGATTTCTTTCATACTTTTGTGAAAGATCAAACTAAAATTAGCCGGAAATCATGAATAAGGAGAAAAGAACCATGAACCAAGTAGCAGAAAAAAAGAAGACGGACGTAGCTTTATCGAGCATGTTCGAACAAGACGCTAACACAGCAATAGGAGAAATGGGAGCCGAAGATTTTGCTTTACCATTCTTACGAGTGTTAGGACAACTGTCACCCGAGACAAGCTAACGGGACGATAAGTATGTAGAAGGCGCAGAGCCAGGTATGATATTCAATACCGTGACTAAGCAGACATATGATGGTGAGAAAGGTATCAACATAATTCCATGTTATTATAAACGTGAGTATGTTGAGTGGTCGGATAGAGGACAGGGCACAAGTGCTCCTGTTGCAATTCATGCGGCCAACAGCGGTATCATTAAGCAATCTAAGCGTGATGCAAGTTATAAAGATAGACTAGACAATGGTAACTATCTTGAAAACACAGCATCATACTTTGTATTGACTGAAGATATGCAAACAGCATTGATTTCTATGAAGTCAACGCAACTTAAAGTGAGTCGTAATTGGAATGCAATGATGGCCAGTATCAAACTTAAAGGTAAGAATGGTTTGTTTACACCAGCGGCTTACAGTCACGTGTATAACCTTAAAACAGTAGAGCAATCAAATGACAAGGGAACTTGGTTTGGTTGGAGTGTTGAAAAGGTTGGACCTGTACAAGACAAAGCGATGTACGAGTCCGCAAAGAGTTTTGCTGATAGTGTTTCTACGGGAGACGTGAAGGCAAAACATGGTAATGATAGTACGGAATCTAAGGAAGACGTACCGTTTTAACCATGGTGTAGCCCCTAGTTTACTCCCCCGTACTGGGGGCTACGTACGGAGTATATATGATTGACGAGGAAAAAACATGCATAAAATGTAATACTGTATTCAAAATACATCATTACAGTCAAAGACGAAAAAAATATTGTTCAGCAAAATGTAGTAACGGTTATTACACTACAACAAATGAGAAAGTTAGAAAGAAGAAATGAGATTTAAAGAAATATTTGAAGGAAACAAGAGCGCTTATGGTCAGCTAGTTTTATCTGGTGAAACTACAGACAAAGGTAAGTCCATAGGAAAAGCATTTATAAAACGTGAACCAATACCAGATACTTTTTGGCAAGACCATCTTGATGGTAAAGAACCTGCATTAGGTGTAATACCTATTAACGAAGAAAACGAGTGTCGTTGGGGTTGCATAGACGTTGACGAGTACAAAGGCCTAGATCACAAAAAAATAATGGCTTCTATTAAGTCCCATAAATTCCCATTAATAACATTTAGATCAAAATCTGGTGGTGCACATTTATTTTTATTTGCAACAGAATACATACCGGCTGCATTAATGCAGTCAAAACTAAAGATGATGTCAGAAGCTTTAGGTTATGCAGGTAGTGAGATATTTCCAAAACAAACTGAAATATTAGTTGAACGTGGTGATACAGGTAACTTTTTAAACTTACCATACCACGGCGGCATTAGGGGATTGCGCTACACTTTTGATGCAGAAGGCAACGCGGCTAGTTTAGAATCATTCTATTCTATATATGATGAATGGGTACAGACACGAGAACAGATAGAAGCGATAATTGCTGTAAAAAAAGTTGAAACTAACGAAGCATTTAAAGATGGACCACCTTGCTTAAATAAACTAGCAGACGAAGGTTTTGGTGAAGGCTCACGAAACAATGCATTGTTTAATGTAGCAGTGTATCACAAGCAAGCTAACCCAGACACATGGGAAAACGATGTGATGTCGTCTAATCAAAAGTACATGGATCCACCATTGAGTTTTCAAGAAGTAAAACAATTAATGAATTCTATTGGTAAACGTGGTTATGATAAATACAGATGTAAAGACCAACCAATATGCGGTGTGTGTAATGCTGCAAAATGTAGAACAAAAAAGTTTGGTGTAGGTTTTGAAGAAGAGCAGATGCCGGAGTTTGGTACACTGTCAAAAATTAATTCTAATCCACCACAATGGTTTTTAGATGTAGACAGCAAGAGAGTAGAACTAAAAACAGAACAGTTACACAATCCTAATTTGTTTGCGATAGCAGTATTAGATCAAGCAAACATTGTATCACCAATACCTAAAGCAAAAGATTGGAGAGAGGTATATGTAAAACCTTTGATGGGTAATCTACAAGAGATAGAGCCTCTTGAATCATTGAGTCCACAAAACCAAATAGAAAATTTATTGTATGACTTTACAGTACACAGAGCAATAGCGCGTACAAAAGACGACATACTTAATAAAGCTGCATGGACTGACGAGGGCTACACATACTTTAGAATGGAAGACTTTTACAGTTTTGCAAAAAGAAATAACTGGGAACTAGATAAAATAAAAACAGGTAATTTAATTAAGCAATTAAAAATATTTGAAGAAGAAGTTAGAATGACTCTAAAGAATCAAACACCACGAGTTGTTAAGATACAAGCGATGAAGACATACAAACCAGATGTGTATCATGTCACATATCAAGAGAGTCCATTTTAATGAATATTTTAATTCCTAAATTAATATTGTTTCCAAAAAGAATCGTTACGGTTGATGTAACTTTTTTAAAATTAACGCAATCTTACACTAATAAATTTTTTATCAGTCAATTAAAAGAAGACCTAAGAAACAATGGTCTTTTATGTCCTTTAGTTGTTAGTAAAGAAAGAAGATTGATTGATGGAAACCATAGATATGAAGCAATGAAAGAAGGTTATACACATATTGTTGCGTATGAAGTAGATGACACAGAGGAAGAAGATGTGTTTTTTTCTAGATTAAATTCTAGATTATGGCAGGAGAATAAATGAAAACAATTATTTTAGGACCACCCGGAACAGGTAAAACAACTACGTTATTAGATTTAGTAGATCAGTTTTTAAAAGCCGGTGTTGATTCTAAAAGAATAGGATACTTTTCTTTTACACGTAAGGCTGCGGAAGAAGCATCAGGCAGGGCTGCAGAGAAGTTTAATCTTGATGCACAAGATGATCTACCTTTCTTTAGAACATTACACTCACTAGCATTTAGAACATTAGGTGTAAAACGTGAGCAAGTTATGCAGACACGTGACTACAAAGACTTTGGATCTAAGGTTGGTATCAACATAAGACTACGGCACGCAACAAATTCTGATTCTGATGGCACATTTACATCTGATAATGAATATCTATCAATGATAAACAAAGCTCGAGTCACAGAGCGCGAGGTTATGGATTTGTATGACGATAACAATCACTATCTTGATATCGAACGCGATACATTGTATTTAATAGAGCGAGAACTTAAGCGGTATAAACAAGAGAAAGGAATGATAGATTATGCTGACATGTTACAAAGATTTGTTGAACAAGATGTATCACCATCTTTTGACGTATTATTTATTGACGAGGCACAGGACCTCTCACCTTTGCAGTGGCGAATGGTCAGGTCTCTTTGGTCGAAAGCTGACAAGACCTACATTGCAGGGGACGATGATCAAGCTATATTTAAATGGGCTGGTGCTGACGTTGATTCTTTTATCGCTCTTAAAGAAGAAGTAGATCAGATCGACACATTAAAACAATCCTACCGTATACCTGGTGGACCTATACACGAGTTATCACAAAGTATAATCGAACGAGTTAACAATCGTTTTGACAAAACATACAAGCCACGTGAAGCCACTGGTAAATTGAACAGGTATTCAGACCTTACACAAGTTGACATGAGTGAAGGCGAATGGTTAGTGCTAGCATCTGCAAATTATTTTTTAGATGATGTAAAAGATTTGTGTGAATTGCAAGGATGGTATTTTTCTCACAAAGGACGAAACTCTATACCTGTAGATTTATTGATGGCCATACAACATTGGCAAGAATGGTCAAAGGATGGTATGCTTAACGTTATACAAATAAAGAATATTTATTCTTATCTAGGTGACAATGTAACACGCGGTTATCGCACCGGTAAAACGATGAACAATGATTTGACATATACACAAGAAGACTGCATCGCGGAACACGGATTGCAAACTAATAAAGTTTGGTACGAAGCATTTACAAAGATAGATACAAACACGGAGAACTACATACGAAACATGTTAGCGAACAAAGAAAAGATTTCGCAAACACCACGAATTACAATGTCAACTATACACGGAGCGAAAGGAGGTGAAGCGGATAATGTATTATTACTTCCTGATATTACTAAGTCTAGTGTTGATCAAAACGATCGGGAACCAGACGAGCTACACAGGTTATTTTATGTAGCAGTAACAAGAGCAAAAGAAAACTTACACATACTAGAACCAAGAAATTATGAAAGGGCATACGTGCTATGAAGTCGTTAAAAAAACAAATCGGTGGTAGTCACTACAACCGATACGAGATACAACCCGCGGAATTCATCAATAAAAACAAGTTGTTATTCGCCGAGGGAAATGCTATAAAGTATATTATGAGACACCCTCATAAGGGCAGCGGCAAGCAAGATTTAGAGAAAGCAATACATTATATAGAAATGATAATAGAGAGAGATTATGAGTAAATACAAATTATTTAATGGTACTTTTTATAAAACTAAGGGAGCTTGTCGTAAAGATTGGAGAGAGATTGTTCAAAAAACTCCTATACATGAATGGGGTATGCCTTTGGACGAAAGCACACACATAAAAAAACATGACATTGATTTTTTAATTAATAATTATTTTGATTGTTGGGACGATTATGTATCTTACAAATTTATGTCAAGGCCGGTTGTTTCTTTTTGTATTAAACCAAATGGTTATTTTAATAATGGTGTTGAAGTTTTACATTTAGAGGCTACTAACGATCAAGGTTTTACTGACGCTATTAATCAAGATAATTTTAGTTGTTTTGGAACTGGTTATCTTTGGAACGAAAAGTTAAATTTAAACAATGCTTTTAGAGGAGCCATTATTAAACAAATGTGCGATTTTAAATATGACCATGCAAACAAAGTTTGTAATGTGTGTAAACAAACAACAAAATATGAAGAAGCTGAAGCTGATCACGTTAAGCCTTTGTTTACAGAAATAGTTGACAATTTTAAAATTGAAAAAAAATATGCTGACGATTATTTGGGTAAATTAATTGTAAAAGGTTCTAAGCTACCTTTGTCTTTTTTAAAAACTACTGGTATTAACACTGATCTAGCTCGTTATTGGTATTACCTGTATGGAGAAGATCAAAAAATACACAATGAGTTTGCAGAGTACCATAAAAAACATGCTATTTTACAGTTTTTATGTAAGAACTGTCACAAAGAAAAAACTAAAACTGAAAACAAAGAAAGATATGCGGCATGAATAAACCGTTACAGGTACCAATGTTTAAACCCGAAACAGAATGGGTTCCACCGACACACTTACCAGATTTATCTGACCGCAAAGAAATTGCAATCGACTTAGAAACAAGAGATCCAAATTTATTAACAATGGGATCTGGTTCTGTACGCGGTGACGGTGAAGTTATTGGTATTGCAGTTGCAGTAGAAGGATGGTCAGGTTACTTTCCGATCAATCACGAAGGTGGTGGGAACATGGACCGCGCATTAGTCCTGGATTGGTTCGAAGAAGTTTTACACACCGACGCTACAAAAATATTTCACAATGCAATGTACGATGTATCCTGGATACGTTCTATGGGTTTTCAAATTCGTGGTGGTATCATTGACACATTGATAGCAGCATCACTGATAAATGAAAACAGATGGGGCTACGCACTAAACGCATTGGGTAGAGAATATGTAGGCATGGGTAAGAACGAAAAGATATTACAAGAAGCAGCAAAAGAATGGGGCATCAATCCTAAGTCAGAGATGTGGAGACTGCCGGCGCCATTGGTTGGTGAGTACGCAGAACAAGACGCAGTTGTAACATTAAAGTTATGGCATGCACTACAACACGAAATATCTAAACAAGATTTGTGGGACGTATTTAAT